CCCCGTAATCCTGCCGCTGCGCGGGCGAGAGGTATTGCAGCTGCTTTTCGGTCGGCGTCTGGCCCAGCCAGCGCCGGGACTTGAACGCACTTTCGTCGGTCTCGTGTTCGTTCAGCCAGTCGTCGGCCTGCGCCAGACAGACGGTGCGCTCGCCCACGCCGAGAAGGCGCGTCCGCTCATTCTTGCCACCGCCTACGGCGTGCCAGCGCCCCTCGAGGAAGAACACGCCGCCCCAGGCATTGAACCCGCTCGCCATGAGCGCGGACTCGTCATCGAAGAGATCCTCCCAGGCGAAGCTGGAGCGCTTTAGGAGGTCGATCTCGGACATGACCACGCTTTCGAGCGGCGGTGCCCCGTCGCTCAGGAACTCGTATCCGCAGATCGGGCATTGGCGGGCTGCGAGCGGAACCGTCGACTCGCATTCCGGGCAGGTCTTCGTCGGCGCGTCGCACGGTGTGGGATCGCGGCCATCGAGATCGACGTCCTGCTCCAGCGTGCCGTGCGTCAGGCTCGAGATCCCGAAATCCAGCACGATGCAGTCGGTCTTGACCACGCCGGGGTGCTCGGCGGGATCGACCGTGCGCAGGCCGCGCCCGACCATCTGGATCATGGTGGACTTGCAGGAGCTCGGCCGCAGCAGCACCACGCAGGAGGTCGGCGGGTGGTCCCAGCCTTCGGTCAGCACCGCCAGGTTGACGACGACCTGGATCTCACCGGCGGCATAGGCTGCGAGGATCCGGCGGCGCGTCTCGGAGCCAAGATCGCCGTGGATGACCCCGGCGGGGATCCCGTGGCCATTGAAGGCTTCGGCAACATTCTCGGCGTGGGCGACCGTCGAGCAGAAGACCACGGTCTGCCGGTCGCCGGCCTTCTCGCGCCAGTGCCGGATGACCTCCTCCGTGATCGGTGCGCGGTTCATGATCTCCGCAACCGCGCCCATGTCGTAGTCGGACGCGGTCTTTCGGACAGCGCGCAGCTTCTCCTGCACGCCCACATCGATCACGAAGGTGCGCGGCGGCACGAGGTGACCAGACGCGATCAGTTCGGCCAGCGTGACCTGGTCGCCGACATTGTCGAAGACCTCGCGCAGCCCTTTCCGGTCGCCGCGGTTGGGCGTCGCCGTGACGCCGAAGATGCGTGCTTCGGGATTGGCGTCGCGCACGCGGTCGATGATCCGACGATAGCTGTCGGCCACCGCGTGATGCGCCTCGTCGATCACCAGCAGATCAAGCCTCGGCATCGCCTTCAAGCTGGCCGAGCGGGACAGTGTCGGCGCCATGGCGAAGGTGACTTGTCCCGCCCACGACTTGGAGCCGGCATCCACCACGGACGTCGTCACCTCCGGATTGACCCGGGCGAACTTCGCGCGGTTCTGGCCGGTCAGTTCGTCGCGATGGGCAAGAACGCAGGCCTTTGCCTCCGTCTCCTCCACCAGCTTCCCGGTGACCGCGGACAGCATGATGGTCTTGCCCGCGCCCGTGGGCGCGACGCCGAGCGTGTTGCCGTGCTTCGAGAGCGCAGCGAGGCTGCGCTCCACGAAGACTTTCTGGCGGGGACGAAGCCGCATCGGACGCCCCTCACTGCGCCCAGGCCGGACGGCCGGGTGCCGCCGGAGCGTTGGGCTTGGGTGCCGCCGCCGGCTGCGATGGCGGCTGGTAGCCGTGGCCAGCCGTGCCCATGACCTGCGCATAGTCGCGATGGTCGGGCGTGACCGCGGCGCGGATCTCGTTCTTGTCCTCGCCCATCGCATCGGAGCCGATGTCGATGCGCGCGACGAACTCCAACCCGTCGAGATCGGCGAAGCCGTTGATCCGACGTGCGGCCTGCGCCTCGGGCGAGGTGTCCTTGTCCGAGATCCCGCGCGCCGAGTTCAGCATGCCGCGGACGAGGCTGCGGCCCATGTTGGCCCAGTCCGGGCCCTTGGGGCTGTGCAACCCGATCAGCGTGAAGATCTTGCGCCGGGCATAGGGACCCTCGAGCACGGTGAACTCGCCGTTGAGATACACGGCGCCGGTGGAGCCCCGGGTGGCATAGCCCCCGGTCCAGCCCTGCGACGGGTCGTCGAAGCCGCCGGGGCGGATGGTAAGGCGCACCTTGGCCAGCGTGCCCTTGGGGATGAGGTTGGTGTTGGACTGCGCGTCGTTGAAATCGTTCCAGAGACCGGTCATGGCGTGGGGTCCTTTCAGTTGGTGGGATCGGATTGAGGGGTCGCGGCCGGCGCCGGCGTGCGCGGCGCGTCCGTCACGAGCGGGCGTGCATCGATCGGCAGGGGCTGGTGGATCTTCTCGATGAGCCGGCCGAGATGCGGCGGCTCCAGCAGATCGAGGCGGCCGGAGCGGTCCTTGGCCGGGTAGCCCCAGCTGTTCTGCGTGTGGCAGACGAACACCCGCTGCGGCACGCCCTTGTCGTCGGGCAGCGAGGTGAGCGTCAGCACCTCGTCGACGATGCCGGGCAGTTCCAGCCCGGTCTTCGATCCGTCGATCTGCGGGACGAAGACCTTGCGGTTGAAGTCATCAAGCTTCTCGTCGAGGATCCCGACGAAGATCACGTTCTTCGCCCGCGTATGCTGCAGATGCGTCAGCCAGGCGATCATCTCGCGGCCGTGCAGCCCGTAGGCTCCGCGGACGTCCGGCTTGCCGGTCTTGTCCGAATGCGCCTCGGGCTGGCCCTTGCACCACTGGAAGCAGAGCCGACCCGCCACGGTGATCGAGTCGATGAAGACCGTGTCGTACTTCTCCAGCATCTTCGGATCGCCGTACTTCTGGCAGATCGCCTGGTAGTGGTCCTCGCTGTAGGGCTGGTCCTTGCGCAGCGCCGGGTTCGGCCCGCCAATGAACACCGCAAAGTCACGGCATTCCCGCCAGGTGCGCGGGCGGATCGTGTCGATTGCCAGCCCCTCGATGGCGAGATCGCCGGCTTCGAGGTCGAAAAACAGCGAGGTGGTCGAATTGAGCGTGCGCAGGAGCGTGGTCTTGCCGATGCCCGGCGGTCCGAAGATGGCGGCCTTCACGCCGCGCACCTCGGCCAGCCGCTCGTCGGCGGTGATGATCGGGAGGCTCATGCATCGCCTCCCTGCGGCCGGATCTCGACCTTCAGCGCACCGGTCTTCACGGTCCGCGCGGGCTCGAAGCCCTGGCGGATCGCATCGGGCCAGGCCGCGTATTTGCGCTCGGGCACCTTGAAGGCGATGTCGACATACTCGGCCGGCTCGTCCCCGGCCGCGCGGATCCGCTCGACCATGGCGGCCAGCCGGGACTGGTCCCACTCGACGCGCTTCGGCAGATCGGCGACCACGGTGAAATCGCCGTCGTCGAACCGGACGGTGCCGGTGTCCTTGGCCTGCGCCTGCCGCTCCTCGGCGGCACGAGTGGCGTAGCGGACGGTCAGTGCGGCATCGAGACGGGCTTTCGCTGCCTTGTCGCGCTTCAGGCGCTCGTCGATTTCGCGCTGGAGGATGGCCAGCAGCTCGACGGGCAGCCCAGCAATCTCCTGCGGGCTGAGGCCCTGCAGGTCATCGGGCGTGGGGGTGTTCTCGGGATAGGGCATTGGGGTCTCCGGGATGGGGAACGGGGATCAGGCGGCCTCGAGCAGGCGCATCGAGAGCGCCGCGCCGGACGGGCCGGGCTTCGGGCGAGCGACGGCGATGTAAGCGAAGGCGTCGGGGCCGAGCCGGGACTGCACGAGGTGGACGAGGTTCTGCTCGGCCGCGCGCCGGGCGGCGGCGGCCACCAGCTGCAGCGTGCGTTGGCGATCCGCCGGCAGCTTCGAGATGACCGACGTGGCATCAACGGCGAGAAAGCCGCGGTGATAGACCAGAGCCTCGCCGGGTTCGGCCTGCGCGACCCACGCGGCGAGCCCCACCTCGTCGAGCCCCGGCCCGTTCGCGCCGTGCAGCGGCACGACCTCGGCCTCGGTGATGGGCGACAGGCGTCCCATCAGGCCGCTCCTGCGCGCGGCTGGGTGTCCATGGTGTGCTGGAGCTGTTCGCGCTCGAAGGCGACGATGTCCTCGAGCCGGTAGACGACCCGGCCGCCGATCTTCATGTAGGCCGGGCCTTCACCCGCCCACCGCCAGCGCTCCAGCGTGCGATGCGAGATCGTCCAGCGCCGGGCGAGTTCCTTCTGGTTCAGGCAATGCTTCTGCTGCATCCGCTCTCTCCGTTTGCGTGTGTTTCGGAGAGAGATTGCGAAATCCCGCTATGGGATGTCGTCAGGATCGCAGGGGGATGCGGAGGGGGATGGATATGGCCTTGCAGGACAGGCTTGGACGGCGCGCTGGGGGATCGTCATCCCCCTCCATCCCCCAGCCGATCCCACACCGAGCGCGATCAAGAACCGCGCATGGGGGATGGCAGGCTAGTCAGTCGATGTTGAGACGGTAGCCGCCGCGGCGGTCGGAGCGGATCAGCTGCCGCCAGTCCTTCTGCGACTTGAAGACGTCAGCCATGCGCAGGCTCTTCGAGCCCGCTGAGGACAGGATGGCCTTGCCGCTCTGCCACGCCTCGCCGCGCTGCGCGGCCTCGTGCAAGGCGCGGACGACTTGCGCCTGGATCGGGCCGAGCCGGAAGCGGTAGCCGTTGCAGCGCACCTCCTGGTAGTCGGCCGAGGCGATGAAGGTGCTCTCCTCCATCGCCGAGCCGCCCGAGGAGAAGCCGGACTGGAGCTCGAAACGATCGCGTTCCTCGCGCCTTAGCAGCAGATCGCCGATCATCACGAAGACCGGCTTGGCCTCGCCGTAGAGCGACGCATAGTCCGCGCGTGGCGTGCGAAACTCGCTGACATGGAGCTCGCCGCAGCGGAACAGTTGGAAGACGTCACAGGCGTGCAGGTCGAGCAGCCCGCTGAAGGGCTTCTGCTCCCACGGTACGCGGAACCGCTCGCCGTCCTGGCCCTCCTCGTAGTCGCCGAACTCGACCGGCTCGCCGAAGACGCGCACCGACAGCCGGAGCTTGTCGTTCTCGGCCAGGTAGACGAGGTCGGTCTCTGAGATCCGCCAGCGCTCGAGCACCTCGGGGAGCGTGAAATACAGCTTGTCGATGTGCACGCGCCCCTCCGATTCCCATGTCCGATGTTTACCT